ACAAGGACAGATTCTTTCCGTCTCTCCATGCTTCCATAGCAGTTGCCTGTCGTTCCGTGCGAGGTTGGATCTTTGTATATTTTGGTTTGAATGTGGGAACTTTTTCGAGTTGAATGATTTGAGATCGTCGATTTCGTCTCGCCATTATGAATCCCTTCTAAAAGGTGTACATAACCATCTCAATCAGTCAAAATTCTACACAAACAATTATAAGAATGCCTCCAAAGTAGAGTTGTTAATAGATTTACTATGCAGTAGTATTTCTACTGCTGGTTTGGCAGAGAATCCATCTTCTTCATGTTTTCTCTTACCTGCTGTATAGGTGATGTCATAATATTTGATATCTAAATCACCCCGTATCTGTTCGAAGAAATCATCTTCTTTTCTGTTACAGAGAAATACGTAGTTTCCTCTTGCGTCCTCTTCGATGCAAAATTTTACAAGTTCTTTTTGCATCTCGTCTTCAGCACTTTCTCCGTATGTTCCAAAACTGCTACGATAGGGTGGATCCATAAAATAAAATGCGTTGTCATATTTTAATTCAGACCAATCTCCACATCGTATTTCTACGTTCCTTAAAAAATTATGCCATTGATTTACATTATGTTCATCAAAAACTTTGTGCTCATCTGCAAGACCTACTGCTGAGCCAAATCGTCCATTGCTGTTTTTATTTAACTGCCAAATACCATTGAAGCAGGTACGCATGAGAAAATACAAAACAGCAGACTCTTCAGTCTTACCCCATACAGGGTCATAGTATTGCTCTCTGAGTTCAAAGTAATAGTCTTTTCTTCTCCACGTAGGCATTGGAAGATATTCACCTTCCAGAAATTTCAGTTTATCAATAAAGGTATTTTTATCGTCCTTTATTGCTCTATAGATTCCTATGATTTCATCTTTGACATCATTGATGACAAAAGACTTATCTGGTCGATTTTTGGACATCCAGCAAGTCATAGCACCTCCACCGAAAAAAGGTTCGACGAAGGTATCGAAGTCTCCTGGAATACCTGGCTCAACCAGATACTTCGGAATCATCTTTCTTTTACCACCTGCCCAAATATAAAGTGGTCTCAAACGTCTACGTTGATAGTATTTTTCTTAGGAGGAAGACCCATCGCAGACCTTGCCTTGTCTGCCTTATCATAAAACTTCTTCTGAGTACGTAGAATATCTTTGAAGTTCTGATCAGTTCTTCTACCATTGATTCCATACCCCGAATGTAACTCAGGTGCAACTACCTTCATCTTCGGAGTACAATTGCCCTCACCATTGATGAAAGTCTCACAATCGTCAGGGTTTGGTGGATTATGCCTGTCAGCAATGGGAACATTTTGCTCCCACTCTAATCCACAGTTTTCACAAACGTAATCATAATATGGCATTTTACCTTTTGTATCGATAGAATCTATGTACGTCTATGGTAGCAGCACGTATTTTGCCCTTCGTCCACCTTGGTGGATCGATGTAGTCAGCATAGTAGTACATTGCCCCGTCAGTGATATCCATTGGCCATTTGCCGTCAACGACCTGAGTAGCAAGTTCAATGGATTCATCGTACATTCTTTTGTTAGTTGGAAGATCATTTCGCCCATCACAGTACCAGGAGAACTGGCACAAGTTTTTCCTCGGGTATTTGGTGCCATCCTTAGCGATCCAGTGTTTTCCTTGGTATACAACTTCGCAAATTGTGTTGGGGTATTTCTTAGATTTCACTCGATTGAGTGTAACTTGGGCGACTGCCAATCGTCCTGCCGTGGACAATGACCGTGCCTCGTGATAGATGTTGAGAGCCATACATTCGATACTTTTCTTTCTTGCTGTGAATAATGACTCTTCGAATGCGACAAGTTTCTCATCATACGCACTCGCATTGGTTTTTGCATTTCCGAATTGGATTTTTACTGGCATTAATAGAAGCAGTAATACTGCTAGAACTAATACTTTCATATTCCCTCGTGGTTTGGATCAAACAGTTTCTACTCGTCTGCATCTTCTTCCTCATCCTCTACGGGTGGAGGTTCATGTTTTTCAAAAACTATGATATCTTCATAACGATCACATTCAACCATGGAAGTCTCCTCCATGAGATCATCTAAAATCTGATGCTGATGTTCGTTTAATTCGTTGGTGTCTTCAAACACCCACTTACCACCGACGACCATTCGCTCGTCGAAAAAACGAATACCTTCGAGTAGATTCAAAACATTTTTATGTGCATTGAAATGCACAAAACAATACTCGTTTAGTCTGCTCTTTTCACCATTATTATAGAAAAATATACCTGTTTGAAAATGTTCGTAAAATTCGATATCCTCCATTGGATAGTATAGAAAGTATGGCCAAGTGCCTGAACTCACCATACTGTAGAGCGACGCCAATGTCGAATATGATTCTCTAGTTCCGTATGCCTTTGTATCTTGTGGCACACCATCCTGTATTGTGCGATACGGATGTTCCCCAAAGGGATCAATCAGTACCAGCAACTTCTCTTTAGACAACTCGCCCAGGATTTTAAGCGACCCGTTGCCTTTCCCTACTCCGATTTGACAGGCAAATCCTTCGAGGTCATTGACAGACTGAACTGCCTCCTCTAATACTTGCTTGTTCTCCATGATCTATGCTGACTCTCCTTTCAAGTCGTCTATAGTTACGTCACCTTCTGGGTAAGGTATAACTGGTAGTTTGTCGTTTTGGTCAAGTTCTAGTATGACACCCCACATAAAAGTAAGATTATCCTTTTTCTGATAAACCTGTCTTGTCTTACCCATTCTCGATTTGAGTCGGTGCATTTGGCTCAGTTTGGATAGTTTGTTGTTGTGGTGGTGCTTCATTTTGCTTTCGTTCGACCATGGAGTTTAGCATTGCTTGTTTATGTTGTGCTAAAACCCACTTGTCTAAGATGGCATCGAGTTCATCGAGGTCACCTCCGTTATTCATTAACTTAATAGTCTCGTATCTACATTCAGTTTGTATAGTCTCGAGTCTACTGTTCATTGATTCGTAAGTCAATTCTACGTAATTCATAACAGTCCATTATTTAGGGTTTTTAGTTATTTTTAGTCTTATTCGGACCTGGTTTTGGCTTTGGAATCGAAGGATCCAAAAGTGCTTTTTCTTCATCAGTAAACATTTCAGGGAAAGCATCTACAACACACTGGTCGTAAACCCCTGGCCAAACTGTCCTGTCTTTGTCCTTCAGAGCGATTAGAGCAGGTAATTCTGTCCTGTCCATCGTGTCAGCAAACTCCATAAAAGTTCGCTCTCGCTCAATATTGTTTACTCTCTCACATTCAGCAGTCCCGGAAATCCATTGATATGCCTTTTCGAGTTTGTATAACCCGACAGGAATATCTCCAGTATGTTGGTCTGGATTCCTCACAGGGATATTCCCTCTAGGGAGTTTGAATGTAATGTTTGGGTGAATCCATGCCTTCAGGTAGATCTGAAGTCCCAGATGGTTATGAAGTTGAAGCAACTCGACCTTACGATCATGAAACTTCTCTTTGCTGACAGTGTCCAATATCTGGGGAATGGACATTCTGATGTCATCTGTTTTAGTAGGTAAATCCATAGTGTATCCTAATATAGTTTTCAATTCACTGTAGTATTTAGTTAGCAAAAAAATCTTGTACCGATTCCTGTAGTTTCGCCAACCTTTTATCGATAAGATATCCAAATATTTTATCATTACGACCCTTCACACCTTCACCGTAATTTTTCATAATCAACTGCTCTATTTTTCTCGGTTGTGCCTTAAGGTCCACCATTGTTTTATTTCGCTTATAGTTACCAAGTATTTCCCTCGGCAATACCGTAGTAGGGTCTTCAAATCCTTTCCAGGACTCGTACTTTTTCTTCGCGAGAGGAGTCTGTCGACGACCCTCGACAAATACTTGATTGTCTGAGAGTATATTTGGTACGCCATCTCCTTTATCCCCATAAAATATTTTATTGCTAAGGGACTCGGTAGGATCGCCAGTAATCCATCTTTTACGAATCGGATCAAATTGTTTAAGTCCTGTAATGGTATGTAACTGGACAAAATCTTTATCTGACGATATAATAATATGCTTTTCGAACGGATCTGACTCACGAGCCAAGACAGCAATGCAGTCATCTGCTTCTGCTTCGTCAACATGAACGACTCTATAGGGGAAGTTCTCACGGATTTCGTCTTTGATTCCGTGGATCCAATCGAAAATCTGTCCCCAATCAAGGGAAGACTCTTCACGATTTTTCTTACGATTTGCTTTGTACTCTGGAAAGACTGACTTACGCCAGTTCTTCCCTCCATCATAACAGAGGACAAGTTCACCATATTCCTCCTTGTACTGCTTATTGTAGTTCCGAATAGAGTTGAGGATCATGTGTCTTACATAACCCTCGCTGATTTCATCGCCGTATACCTTATATGCCATAGAGATATTGGCGAGACTGATCTGCATTGTGTCGATTAATATCATTCTACTGTAGCCACTGTTGGGGTTACTGAAGGTACCTGTACCTCTGATACAGGACTTTCCTCTTCTTTGCCTTCAATTTCTACCTCGTTTTTACCCTCAAGTTGTGCCTTGAGAGATCCGAGTAATGCCTGCCACTGACGACCTCGTGTACGCCAGGTTTGGAAGCGATCCGAGTATGCTCGTTGAAACTGAAGAATCTGCTGTGTACCCTCTAGATTGTAGGTAGTCATAGCATGATCCAGAAGTCCAGCAAGTCTCTGGATATGAGTTGGAGGATCAGGTGGCATATCATAGATAATACCAAATCCTGCAGAGGTTTCCGGGATAGCACCGTAGGCACAGGCGACGTTCAGACAACCTGCATGCATTGCTTCCATCAGTGCCATACAAGAGGTCTCCTCCCAAATAGAGGGGAGACACCAAATATGTGACTGACCGAGTGCCTTACGGACATCTGCGTTAGGTGCATATTCTACATGGTTGACCCACTCAGTCTGTTTCATTTTAGCAAACAGACCTTCCCAATTCTCATCGTTCTGGTCGAACCCGTAGATTTTAAAAGAGGAATAGACATTGACCTCAAAGTCCTGCCTGCGTTGTTCCCAAAGCAGACGGCATGCCTCAAGGAGAATCGCCAGACCTCGCTGAGGAGTAGAGGTATACATTATTTTGAACTTATTACCGTTCTCCTCTGTAACCTCTTCACGATCAATATCCATTACAGGCATGATCGCATTTTGTACTGTCATACATTTGTCTAAGGGGATACCGTAGTTGTACCTCTGGAACATTTCACGAATCCAATGAGAAACGAAGATTATCTTCTCAAACTTCTCATGTCCACCATTTTTTAGATGATCGTACATTGGATCATTGTATAAATCCTGTACGATAAGGACTGAAGGTTTATTCTCATCGATTAACTCAGGAATATACCTTGACATACAAATATTGAAATAGTCCCTAGTTTCTTTAGGGACATTTTTGAATAGATTTATAGTATATAATTCCGACCCTCCAAGGGAGTTGTAGGATGGATGGTCTGGACTACTGTGTTGTGGGATAGAAAAACTATCCCCCCACTCATCTTGATACTCTCGTAGAATATCTTTCACTTCACTCATTGTACCTTTCTTGTTTCT